CCTGGCCTCCAACCGCCCTAGCCCTAGAGCTACTGTGTTTTTGTTAGCTATGTCGTTCTTAGTAACCGCATATGTTTATTGGTATTATAATTTACACAAACAATTTAAAGAAATGGTAGCTGGCATGTACGAAATGTACGTGATAATGCAAGAGAGGAAAGGGTTGACCGTCACCCACACAAAAGAGGAAATAATAACCTACAATTATTATGGCCAAGTTGCCGCTACAGTATTATTTATTGTACTGGACACATTGGTAGCATTCAATATTTTATCCGCAATCTTCTTTTTGATTTACTCTATCATTAAATGGCTTATATTGCAGTACAGAGCTCTTTGCTTACCAGCAAAGATTTATGTATGCACTGAGTTCACCACATCTGACGTTACCCCGTTGGATAATGCTTTTACGCATTTGGTGTTGACTCCTAGTAATTTAATAGCTAGAACGACGATCGAAAAGAATGGTGTAACAACCGTGATGGACACTGAGGTGCATCCTGTCGGCTCCACGATACAAGGAGTACCCGCCAAGAGACACAAAGGTGATACCACGAAGAAGGATAAAACCGAAGAAGTAGAAAAGACAACCTCAAGTAGTAAAACAACAGAAAAGAAAGAAAGAGAACAAGGTGAAGAAATCATTATTGAAGAGCCTCCTGTCCCTGGGAAAAAGAAACTGAAGAGAAATATTAGAAAAGAATCTGCAGTACACTTCCAGATGAGATTAACGGAAAGTAGCAAGAAAAATATTGATTTGTTAGACACCCTCGTAGGCGCTGAAGCACATGGTAAGGCTTGCGTCCTGCGGTTCCACACCAACAAAGACAACAAAGATCACTTCTTTATTCAATGCACTGCACACCAAGTAAATGACGCAGCAGGCAATAAGAAACCTTTGTCGTTTAGAGGACCAAACGGTAAAACCCACTCACTTGGGAGCTATAATATAGCATCCATGTCGTTTAAGGGAGCAGCCGATTTCGTTCTTATCCCAATTACACAAGCCGATTATTCCAGAATGCAAGTTATTGCTGGAGTACCTTTATTGATAACCCCAAGTGGCGATGTTTCAGTCACTATGGCTGGTCCTATTGAACAGGGAATCGCAAAAATTACAGAAAGCGTTTTAGATATTCCGTTTGTGTATGATTACCAGTTGGCTACTAAGCCTGGAGATTCAGGATCTCCATTAATGATCCCTGGCAAGAACGTAGTGTTAGGATTACACCACACGGGATTGCAAAATAACAAAACCAATGCAGGTAGTATTTTAGTACCTATTTACAGGAAAATACAAGCCATATTGGACGGAGTTAAACCAGAAGATCCAACCCCCGAGTCAGACTTAGGTAAAAAGAGAATGATGAGGGAAATCACCGAAGACGAACAAGCCCAATACCAAGCATATCTCAGAGAATACAACTCAGATGTTGAATATGATGAATATGATGAAATGGGTGTCGATTATATGGACAAGTATGACAAAGAATACTCAGATTTTGTGCACGGTGAAAACATGGTAGACCAATACAACGAAAGACGTGGGTTCTTCAGGCATGCAGATGTATATTTCAACGATGCTTTCGAACCAGTCGAATTCCAATCATATAGTAGCTATGCCTTAGAGCATGGCGAAAGTCTCGTCGATTATTACTCACAGGATTTATTCAATTCTCTAGAGAGATTTATCGTCAGCGCCAGATTAGACGCTTACAACATACTTAGTGTTGAGCAATTTGGTAGATGGTTGGCTACTGTGCCACAACAGTCATTTGATGACGCCATGGACTTAGTTAATGATAGAATTAACCAAGCCGAAATTGAAAGAGATTTCATCCTCAATAACCCAATGGGGGAGTCGAAAGCTCTGAATATTAGATTAGGTAAAAGGCCCCTAATCACCGGTGATAATACCACCACAAAAACTCCTAAGAATAATGTTAATTATGAATCTTTAGCTAAACAAGTGAAGAAATTGGACAAGGTCCAAGCCGCATCACAGGCTAAAACTGAATCACTTATTACAACCCTGATCGAGCAAATCTCAAGGTTGGTAGCCAAAGAAGAAACTCAAAAGGCTCCAGAAGAAATTCCAGTATTGATCGATGCCCCATCGGATTTTTCCGCACGGCTCTCCAAACTAGAGAAAATCTCCTCGAGAGCAGAGAAAACAATTCAGGAGAAAGAAAAGATATTAAAGGCTTCAAAATCCCCAAATGCTATAAGCAGACGGGAAAAGAAGAGGCTCCAAAAGAGCGACCAAGCAACCTCGACCCATACCTCGAAGATTACCACTGGCCTCCAAGAGGTGCAGCAGCAGAGTTTAAGTCCTTCAGTAACCAAACTGGTACAAGAAGAAATACTCAATGCCCTCCAAACCTTAGCGAAGCAATCCAACGCACCACAGCCCTCTATCCAAGGACAAGGGTCCCAAGTTGGATCGGCAACACTTTAGAGGAAACAGAAAAGAAGTTGCTAGCATATGATTGGAACCATATGCTTAAAGAAATAGTGATGGCCGACTCGTCGCCCGGATTTCCATACCTGCAATTAGGCAGGCAAAACAAGGAGATTATTAAGACATGGTCACCCACTATCGTCAAACTAACCATTGACAGACTCATGAAATTAGCTAGAATGCAAATTGACACGTACCACCCGCGAGTGGACGTACTTAAAGCAATAGACAATAACTACATGGATCCAGTACGGTTGTTCGTGAAAAATGAACCACACACAACAAAGAAAATGAATTCCGAGTCCTACAGATTGATACACAGTGTATCTCTGGTAGATCAACTCGTCGAACGTATGTTGTACGGAGTACAGAACAATCTAGAAATCAACGAGTGGTTTGATATCCCCTCTAAACCAGGTATAGGTTTGTCCACTGATCAGGACTTAAATTTGATCAAAAAGAATATCCAAGAAATTGAAAACCCAGCCTCCACCGACGTGAGTGGTTGGGATATCTCTGTACAAGACTGGGAACTCATGGCTGATGCTACGATTAGAATCAACTTAGCTGTGGGCACGCCCGGCCAAATAGAAATTTTCAGCTCATTAGTAAAGGGTAGAACCACTATGCTCATTAATAGTGCTTACGTATTATCGGACGGCACTTTGTATGTCCCCACCATCCATTTCGGAATCCAGAAATCTGGATGCTACACAACATCGAGCACCAACTCCCGCATTAGGGTTTTGGCTGCAGTTATCTTGTTGTCGGCTAAAGCGATGGCTATGGGAGACGACTGTATTGAGTCATATATAGAGGACGCTATCAGAAAGTATTACGAATTAGGGCATAACATGAAATTCTATGATAAAGTAACAGATGGAATGGTTGAGTTTTGCTCCCATCTATTTGACTTGAACAGTGACAATATTGCATATCCTACAAATCCTGCCAAATCCCTCTTTAGGTTGATTTGCCAAACCACCGGAAACGTCAATTATCAGACTTTGTCTGAGTTCTTATTTTTCGTAAGACACTGTCCCGAATTTAGTCAAATCTGCGACATAATTAACAATGACCAGAGGTGGAAACCACTGTACCAGCAATGGTGTATCAGGACTGCTACCAAGCAGAGTGGAAACAATGTGTTGGCGTTTCCCCAACACATATTCAATATGACCAGGAGAACTAAAAAGAGTAACCCTAAGCCAAGAGAAAAAGGCTACCCAGAGCTCATCGTAGATGAGGTCGCCAACATGTCTAAGAATGCATATCAAGCAATACAGAATTCAGTTGGTTTGGGCAACGCCAAGAAACTCATGAAAATGGGTCTATTGAAGAACACAAACAAACCAGCAAGAAAAGCTGAAAGACAAAAATCTGCACAAGTAGGTGTCAACTCATTTGCAAAAATCGGGAAAGAGACTTTCAACACTACATCCATCAAGGATGGTATTAGAGTTAGGGGTCACTCCTTAGCATATGAACTTACGGACGCATTCGGAGGCACAGCCGCCGCTTGCAGAGTCCTAGCCAACATACCCCTCAACCCATACTATTTAAACAGTTGGCAGTTGAGCCGTATGGCACAAGGCTACCAAAAGTTTAAATTTAAAAACGTAAGAGTAAGAGTTGTGACACAACTACCAACAAGTACAGCCGGATTGATGTTCGCTGCGATTTATCCCAGCAATGAGACAATTCCATCATCCAACGGAATCGCTTTAAAACGATTCCTTCAATCAAACCCATCATTCGTAGAAGCGTCAGCTTGGGAAGGAGTTTCCACCTCCATGCCCTCATCACACTTCCTCCCCTATTACGACATTGAAATGCAAGGACTCAACGTAGACACTTCAGTACAAGGTAACATCGTAATCGGTATTACAGGCTCATTTGCTGATGACCAGTATTTAGGAGACGTTGTCATAGACTACGATGTAGAATTGTACAACCAAACAGCACCCAATATAGAACTCATTCAGAATGGGGATTACATAGCCAAAAATTTAGATGGCCCATCCACATATATGATTTTCACGTACACAGTAGCAGGTAACGCAGAAATGCAAGCAGCCTATAACTTCTGGTCCAAATACCCAGGACTATGGAGAGGTACAGCCAGACTCCCAATATTGACCACACTAGGTGGGGCAATAAACGTCGGAGAAACGTTCTATATGACAGTAGATAATCAAGTGAGTATCACAACAGTTAAATTCTTCCCCTCATTAATAGCAATAACCAATGACGAACCTTTCCCTTTATTGGGTTCCGTTCCGACTGCCACTTTGGTGGTCATGTTCAAAGGTTTCTACTTAGAGGCTAACAGAACATCCAAGAGAGATGTTGTAGGAAAAGAGGCCAAGACAACCGAGCCTGTTGAAGAGGTTGTCAACACAGAAGTTGAGATAGTAGGTTCACCTACAGAAGAATGGACAGAAACCTGGGGCAATTGTGACCCTGAGGAGGAAATTGCATACACTCGTGGAAAAGCAGTGCTCATAGAAGCACCAACACGTAGAATTGCCAAAGCACTCACCCCTCAAACAGTTAGTAATCTAATTAATAAGAATCTAATCCAACCACACCTTACTGATCAGGCCTCAGAGTCAGATCCACGAGCACGTAGTCTAAGATAGGAC